GGAAATCGGCTCTTTGGCCGGCGGCGGCATCATCGGTAATACGGATATTTCTGGAATCGCAGACGGTACATTAACAGGAGCGGTCGCAGAATTAAATACAGATTTATCTGCGTTAAACACCTATTTAATTAACTCAACTCGTAATAGTGATAGATAATTGTAACAGTATTGTTGCCCCATGGTGAAAAGTCTGTTGCATTTCGCACACTAAAATAGATATTGCCTTCATTCTGACCTGTAACCGGAACCGCCGCTAGTAATGGAGTAGTTGGATAACAATCAATAATGGCAACATCACTAGTATTCAAATTCGTGATAAGTGCGCCATATTTGCCTGTTGTACCGCTAATTGTTCCGGTCTTTAATTCTTTTAAATCTGTATTTAATTCTGCGACCGCTCCTGTTAATGTACCGTCTGCGATTCCAGAAATATCCGTATTACCGATGATGCCGCCGCCGGCCAAAGAGCCGATTTCCGGAAGGATTAAGGTAAGACCCTCAAGATTCAATCCGTTTCGTGTGATTCTGTAAAGAGAAACATATACTTCGGTTTCTCCGTCTTTGAACATCTTCTCGGTAATCGTTGCAGAAGGCGATGCGACTTCATCAATGAATGTCTCTGCCAACTGATTTCCGCTTCCATCCGTGTAAAGATGAAATCCGATGATGTAATATTTTGTAGTACCCTGTGAACCGGTCGGAACTACAACCTCTTCCACATCTCCTACATCAATTTGGATTCTTCGTCCTTCCTTTGTGATGCAGACACCGGATGAGATTTTAACCGTGTTCGCATCTGCAATCGTTGCCGCAAACTTGTCATTGATGTCAAGGATTCCTGTTTCCTGTCCGCCGATACCACCTAAAAGGTCTGCATCCTGTGAAGCATATACCGCAGGATTACCATCTCCATTTACTAAAACAACACTCATTTTAAGCTTCTCCTTTCACTTTGACTTGTGTGGTTAGTGTTCCACTATTCAAAGAGTAAATCTTTCTTACAATCGGGTTTTGAACCGTTGTTCCGTCTGGGAACACCGCCTTTACAATATCCCCAACCTCTAATTCCAAATCATTTAAGGATTCGATTTCGACTTTCTTGGAATTTGCCAACTCCAAAAGTCGTTTTGTTCCGCTATCAACCAGATCATCCCGACTTTCTGCGGATGAATAATCATAAAATGCGGTTCTTTCATCAAATCCGGTAAAGTATTGAGTCTCTGAAACTTCTCCGTTCTCATCCAAGTACAAATCAACCTTCATTCTTTCTTGGAGTTCGCCTTGTCCTGCACAAAGAAGATGGTTGATTCCCATGTTGTCTTCTTCGTATACCAAAGGAATCAATGAATCTTCATTGAATATTCCCTCTACCGTGGATGCGGATACCGCCTTGCAATAAACCTTTATAGGTTGCCCTTGTGTCTCTTTTACGGCATAAATGCAAAGCCTATAACCGATGGATTCACACAACAACTCAAGCCCATATCCCAAGGTACAATACAATGGGAACTGAAAGGATGATACCGTTACAACGGGTGCATCCGCAGGAACTTCAAAGAACCCACCCAAAGCATTTGATAAAAGGCTTCTCATTACATCGTGGATGTCTTTGTTTGTTACCGTGTAATAATCTTCCCCGGCAGGCGGAAGGATTAAGCACTTTTCAAGAAGTCCTCTCCATGAATGGCCTTTGAACACCTTGATATTACTCTCGGTAGTCATTTTGGTGTATTCAAACATTCCGCCTATTTCGGTATTCGGAAGATAAAACCCTCTCGCATCCAACTCCTCGATGGTCTCATTTGACATTTCAAAGTCGTTAGAGGCATCCGTTCCAACTTCACAATCAACGTTTATATCCACCTCTGCGATTTCATGTAGGTTTTCATCTAACAAAATAATCATCGTGGCTCACTCCGTTCTTTGTAAATGGTAAGCTCGATACCATAGGTTCTTACATAGTTGATAAGGATATGACCGCTCGGAATCGGTGCGAATAACTGATGATCGGGATTACGATAATCAAATACGTTTGTGATAATGCCCGTCTCACTTGTGACAAAGCACTTTCGGTCCGCTCTCGTATTCTGTCTGGAATCAATCGTCAAGAACTGATTTGTTCTTACCGGATAATTCACATCGTAGACATTTCCTGCGATATTACAGTTGAATAAATCGAAAGCACCGTATGCAATCAACTTAAACTTTGAATCTGCATAGTGGTCTATATCAACACCGACTACATTCGGCGCATAAGCATAGGAATATGGATAAGGATAACTATCGTCATATCCTTTGTTTCCTTCCTGTGCATTCTGTTGTGAAGGTGTTATCTCCACCTTCTGCTCTTCTATCCAAAACGGATATGGAGCATAAAACGTTACATCGTTGTAAGTCTCAAGTGCATTATCTCCCGGATAAGTGTCGGACTCGATAACATATACTTCGATGTAGCATGTACCCCAATAGATTCTACCTAACTTCTGATGGGTTATATCGTACTCCGTAGAAAAATGGAAGTTATCAATTTGAGTCTTCCTTGAATCGCGAGAACCACGGAAACATATCTTGGCTGAAAAGGTCTTCGCCTCTTTCGTGAACTTATCAACGACTTCGCCAAATTGCTTCTGTGCCACCGTAGTTCCCCACGAATACTGATGAAAGTCTGCTTCCTTTAATTTGCATCCGCTAAACTCCAAAAGGTTGTAGCGGACACCCCTTGAATTTTCATAAATCACACTAGGCATTGAAAACTACTCCTATATTTCTTAAGTATCTCTGGAACTCTCTATCCCCAATGGAAAGGCTAATGTTTGCATCCTCTGATCCTTGGCGAACCGCAGAATAGATGGAATCACTATCCAAGCCCGGATTACCAAGCATTGAAACATCCCTTGCCACATCTGCCACCGCATTTTGTACTAAATACTTGGAATTTTCAATTCCTTCCGCATAGAGCTTCATCATATCTGGGCCGTATGTATGGAAATTAGACAATGGGCCTTTCTTCGGTTCGGAGAATCCAAGGAAGTCCTTAACGGATTGAGCAACATTGGAAACGGTTGTCTTCAATTCTTCCCATTTCGCCAAAACACCGTTGATAAAGTTCTGAATCAAATCTTGACCCCAAGCAAGAGCACTATCTTTCAATTCGGTAAAGAAGTTTCCGATTTCATCCAACTTACCGGAAATAGTGTTTACAACTTCGCCCAACTTTCCGCCTGTGGCTTCATTGATCATATTAAAGGCATCAGACCAAATTTGATTATATAATTCCATGTTAGTAGCGAAGATACCTTGGATTCCACCGCCATTCTCTTCAATTTTGGCTTTCAGACCGTCTAAAGCACCCGTGACGGTTGTTTTTATGGTCTCCATAGCCATTGTTAAGCCCTCGGTAATTTCCGTCCATTTCTGCGTGATTCCTTCGCCTATGGCGGTAAATTTCTCCGCAAGCCAATCCTTTAATTCTCCGGCTTTCTGCTTAATTAAATCCCAATTCTTATAGATCAGAACTCCTGCCGCAACAACCGCCGCGGCAATCGCTATGAATGGAAGTAAAGGAACAATGATTGCACCCAATGCCGGGAGAAGTGTTCCCGTGATAAACGTTGCAAGTGTTCCAATCATCGGAATAATTGTTCCTGTGATAAGCGGAACGATTGTGCTTGAAATAAAGCCCCCAAGCACTCCCAAATGAGTCAGTAATGAACCGCCCACGGTCATAATCGTTCCAATGCTTGAAGTTACTCTTCCGACAATAGATAATGCAGGGCCGATGGCTGCAACAATAAGACCGATTTTTACAATCAAATCCTTTGTTCCATCATCCAAGGAATCCCATTTTTCAATCCATGTTTCGACTTTATCTAAAAGGCTTTCAATATACGGAGCAAGTCTTTCTCCGATTTCGATTGCAACATTTCCAACACGTTCTTTAAACTGTGACATCTGTGCGGAGAACGTTTCGTATCTCTTGGAAGCCTCTTCCGTGAGTGCGGCATTCTCTTTGTAAGCACCATTTGAAACATTTACCGCATCTGTTAAGGTGTTAGATGCCAATGCCAAAGACTGTAACATATTGGATTGACGGATACCGGACATATCCAACTCATCCAAAACGGAATAAGTGTTAAGTTCGGCTTCATTCATCTGTGACAATCCACCAATGAAAGCCTGCAAAGCCTCAATAGGAGATGAACTCCAAGTGCTTGAGAACTGTTCTGCGGTCATTCCGGATACCGTTGCCAACTGTTCCAATTTATCTCCGCCTTCAGATACCGCTTGACTAATGCCTGTTAAGGTTTGTGTCATAGCCGTTCCACCCGCTTCAGCTTGGATTCCAACGGAACTCATGGCCGTAGATAATGCCAGAATATCTTGTGTAGACATTCCCGCGATTGTTCCCGCGGATGCTAATCTCGTAGACATTGCCACGATTTCGCTTTCTGATGTTGCAAAGTTATTACCAAGGGCAACGATGGCAGAGCCAACATTACTTACACTATCCATGCTTTCCCCGGTAATCGTCATCATTCTTGCAAGGGATGTGGCCGCTTCTTCTGCGGAAAGGTTTGTTGAATCTCCCAACATAACCATTGTCTTCGTGAAGGTTTCAATATCGTCCGCCTTAACTCCCAACTGTCCGGCAACCTCTGCTACACCCGCAATTTCTTCCTTGCTTGATGCGGTCTCGGTAGCCATTTTCTTGATGGATGCCTCAAGGTCTGCATAAGTGGTTGTGCCGGTCTCATCTACCGTCTTCATAACTCCGGTAAATGCACTCTCCCAATCACTAAAGGATTTGACGGATATAGTACCGATTGCAGCCAAAGGAGCGGTCAA